CGGGAAGAATAATCTCCGTAAATACCAAGAAGCACACCTGTATCGCAGAAGAAGGGAATACTCACAATTCTACGAAGCAAAGGTGCTTCAATTACCTGACATATAAATACCTTCTGGGTTTCGGCAGACCATTCTATAAATGACAATCTTCTGTTTTATCCCTTCATCGGCTCTCCCGTCTTTGGCTCCTTTTTAGGCGGGAGAGTTTTTAATAAACCTCCAATAGCCATATTGGAACCTCTATTGCAAAGAAAGACCCCATCGCATCAAGCGGTGGGGTTTTTCTTTTTGGTCGGTTAATGATGAAATTAAGCACATCCATTTTATCAAAGTGTCACCAATTTGTCACCCAAATAAATGGACATAGGCTTCAAACGCTTTACGGAAAGCCATTTGTTTGGTGGAGATGAGGAGAATCGAACTCCTATATGGATATGCACCCATGCACACTTTGTCTGTATTCCAAGGACTTTCGGTCAATAATCAAGTTGTTTGTCCGTCACTTATGGACTTATTGTCACCCAAATTGTCACCCAAAGTCAGGTCGATGATCTCTGCGGCCTTCTTTTCCTCTCCGTTTACATAGTGTCCATAGACTCCGTATGTGTCCATCGAGCTTCCATGACCGACTATTCTGCGGACAAGGTCTTCCGGCATGGAATTACACATCAAGCTGATAAAAGTATGCCTGAGACTATATACGGAAGAGTTGGCGGGCAGATTTCGTTCCTTTTTGAGTATGTTCCAATGGTTCCGCATCGTGCTTTGATTACCCATTGAGCCGTCAGGTGAGCAGAAGACCCAATCCGTGCGAAGATTCAAACGCTCGTTCCTTGCTATCGTATCATTCAGAATTTGCTTTGCCATGTCACCCAGAGGGATGATGCGTTTGGCATTGCGGGTCTTACAATCTGATATAGTTCCCGATGCCGTGACAGACCTTTGAATGATGAGCCTGTCTCCGTTGATGTCTCCGATCTTGATGCCCAATCCCTCTCCGCATCTGAGACCCGTTGCGAGTAGGAAAGTGAACAAAGGCCAGTAAAAGAGGTCGCTTTCTTGAAACAGCCTTCGTATATCTTCTTTTTGCAAGATCTCTTTCTCTCTTTTCCAATGACCTTTCGGGATGTAAAGGGTTCCCCTTAGCGGCTCACATTGATAATCCTCATACGCAAACTTGACTATTCCCATTATTATTCCCCTGAGAGTTTTCAAAGTCTTCTCAGACAACGGCTTATTCTGCCCTCTGGCTTCGTTTATGATGCCTTGCCAATCTCTGAGGGTCATTTTACATATTTTCTTTTGACCGCATCTGGGAGCGATGTAGAGCCTTATATAACGCTCGTATAATTCGTAAGCGGGAGACTGCTCACCTCTGCGATTCTTAACATCGTCAAGGTACTCCGTGCAGACTCTTTGAACGGTCTTTTCTCCGCTTGCTTCTCCGTAATACCATTGGTCATACTTCCTTTGGACTTCTTTACGGCCTTTGGCACCCGCAACGGAAGAGGAAAACGAATATCGCTTCCCGTCTTTCCTTGCTTGTATTCTCCATCTATGACCATCCCATCTCGGAGTTATCATTTGTTCTCCTCCCGTGCGATCAGGTATTCAGCGAACTTCTTTAACTCTTCTTGTCCATTGGGAGATAATCTCTCGTAGAGCACACTAATTTCACTTATGACTTTGTTGTCCGGTATAGTCTCGGTCTCTTGAAAGAGATCAAGAGGGGAGACACCCAGAACCCTTGCAAGCTCATTGACCTTGTCAGAAGGTATTCCGCTTCTCCCGATCTCTATTTTGTTTATTGATGAGCGGTTGGTGTACCCGACCATCTTTGCCAGTTCGTCTTGTGAAAAGCCTCTTGCTACACGGAGTTTTTTAAGATTCTCTCCAAAAATCTTCTTTGCTTCTTCTTTATTCATTATACCGACCTCCATTTGACATTTTAAGGACACTTAACACTATTTGTCAACAAATTTGCAAATGTATGTTGACAGATTTTCAACAAATGATATAGTGGAGTTGTGGGCAAGTTGTCCACAAATATAAACGGAGGAGGTAAAAGGATGCAGAACGAGAAGTTGAAAAAGGTCATCGAAGAACAGGGCATTAAAATGTCTTTTCTTGCCGATAAGATGGGCATTAGCCGCCAGAGTTTATATCTTAAACTCAAAGGCGAAAGAGAGTTCGATCAGGGTGAGATCATGTCTCTCAAAAAAGTGCTCCGTCTGAGTGATAAAGAGTTCTTGACCATTTTCTTTGGAAAGGCTGTGGACAATTTGTCCTCAAAGGTGGAAAAGTGACCGCTTCATGTGGCCTATATCCGTCATTGGGTCGGAACTTTGAAAGCCTGACGGAATTAGCTCATGCCGGATGTATGAGCAGACGAAGGGCAAGAGATTGCCTTGACGGAGTAAAGGCTTTCACAAGAGCGGAAAAGAAGGCAATCGCATCACACATCATTGCAAACGAAATGTGCAAGTTGACACCAAATACAAGGGAATTAGCAGATGCGAAAGAAGCCTATCAAGGTAAGTTCGATGAGATCTATCGAAGAAAGGAATAACAAATGGTCGGTTTCATTATCTATTCAGTAATAGTTCTGGCTGTCGGTTTCTTTGGCGGCATTATGGCAAAACACATCATCGACAGGGAAGCGGTCAGGACTGCGGAATTGAAGGTCAGAGCGTTGAGGGGTGAAAACGCATACCTTCGCAAAGTACAGAAGGGCAAGGTCATCGAGATCAAGGACACAAGACTTGATGGCTTTGAGGAAATTGATTTCACAAAAGATTGGTAAAAAGAAAGGCGGCTAATAATGGCTAATATCTATGAATTGACAGGTGAGTTCTTGCGTTTTTCAGAGGTTGCTTCGTCTGGGGAACTCACGGAAGAACAACAGACAATGTTGGATGATGCTCTCGCAAACCTTAAAGAAGACATTGAGTACAAGCTCGATGGTTATTGCAAGGTAAGAGCAAACTTCAAGGCTGACATCGAAGCGATCAAGGCTGAAAAGAAGAGACTTGACGATAAGCAGAAGGCTCTTGAAAACAGGGTAAAGGCAATGGAAGAGGCTATGAAATACGCTATCCTTGCGGTCAAACCTGACGAACCCAAGATCAAGACACCTCTTTTCTCCATTTCCGTTCAAAACAATCCTGAGTCGGTTGTTATGGATGAGCAGTACATTGAGAACATTCCCGAACAGTATTTGAAGTTCAAGGAACCGGAGATCGACAGGACAAAGCTCAAAGCAGACATCCAAGCGGGCAAAGACCTTGAAGGCATCGCACACTTGGAAAGAACGCAGAGTGTCCGTATTCGATAGGAGGTCACTTATGGATGACTTGACCACGATCATCAAGAAGATTCTCATCGAGCACGAAGAAACACGAGACTCAGACCCTAAACTCATTTGTTGGGTTTATACAGTCACTAACCCAGAAATCTTGCATCTTTCGTTTACGAAGGTCATGTGGAACGCAAAATACTATAACCTTCCTTCCTTTGAAACAGTACGAAGGACAAGACAGAAGCTTCAACACGATATTCCGGAACTCAGGGGAAAGCTCTACGAGAAGAGGATGGAGAAACAGGGTGAGTACATTGACAAGTTTGCAAGAGGTGTGCTGTGAAGCAGTTATCCATTTTCGACATTCTGGGAGCAAAGAAGGTCATCGTGAAATATGTTGACTTTCGGGGTGCTCATCACACAGACGAGATCGAGTACCACTCTATTGAAGATCTACGGAAATGGAGAGAAGAACACACGGATTTTTATTTCATAGGCATAGAGGTGAAAAAATGAACGATTTTGACATTTACGAAGGAAGAACAGCCAAACAGAACCGGAAGAAGACATATTTGGTCTTTCCGTTTGAGACAGACATCAAGGAAGTTGTCACAACAGCCAAGAGGCATTTTAGATGCACGGCGGGCCATCTCAATTTGATGATGGGTTGGGTGATGAATGACGAACTTTACCTTGAAAACCCTCACAAGCGTGGCATGAAGTTGGTCGCTATTGCGACATACATATTCTAAGAAAGGCGGAAAAATAAATGGCTGAAAAGAAAACACTCTCACTTCACGAAAAGTTGATGAAAATACAGGTTGAGTTGAAGGCTCCCAAGAACCTTTATAACTCTTTCGGAAAGTACCACTACCGCAATGCAGAAGGAATACAAGAAGCGTTAAAGCCTATGGAAAACGCTTACGGAGTTGTTGTCACACTCTCAGACGAGATTGTTGAGGTTGGCGGCAGAGTCTATGTCAAGGCTACGGCAACGATCACGGATGCCGAGACAGGCGATTTCAAGTATGTCACGGCTTACGCAAGGGAAGCGGCAGAGAAGAAGGGAATGGATGATTCTCAGGTCACGGGAGCGACATCATCATACGCTCGTAAATACGCTCTGAATGGCCTTTTCCTCTTGGATGATACCAAGGACACAGACACGGAAGAATATCAGTCTGCGGGCAAGCAGACGGCAAATAGACCTACTTCTACGCAGATAACCGAACAGGATTACAGATCTATGCTCCGTTCGCTCATTCAGGACTTCAACCTTGACGGCAATCTCATTGCTCACAATTGCGGTCTCACAAAAAATTCAACCAATGCAGAGTTCAAGGCGGCATTTGAGTTTGCAAAGGGCCTCATCAAGCAGTAAGGGAGCAAAGTTATGGAGAGTAAGAAGTTTTATTGGTTAAAGCTCAAAAGAGACTTCTTTAAGCGGCATGACATTTTCATCATTGAAGGAATGGAAGACGGAATGGACATTTCCCACTTCTACATCAAGTTAATGTTGGAGTCCGTTGACCACGATGGAGAACTCCGGTTTAACGAAGACTTGCCCTATACTCCCGAAATGCTTTCATCCATCACCCGAATGGATATTCATACTGTCACAAAAGCTATTGAG